GCCGGAGCGCTCCCTGCGCTTTTTGCAGGGAGCGCGTAGGCCGTGGCGCTTGCGGTTTTTGTTTTTTCGTCCAGGTTGAAAAGGTCGTCGCCTAGGCGCTCCCCGGCTTTTTGGGGAGCGCCGGTCAACATTACACTTGGCGTGCCTGCTTTTCCGTGGCGTTCCCCTATCGGTGGACTTGAAGGCGGTCACGTAGCGCAGCGGAGTGTCCGCCTGAACGGCACTGCACGTGGCCTTTGGGCTTTTCCGTGGCGCTTTCAGGAAAGTGGCCTTGAGGCCGGTCACGACCGCTTTTGGGGAGTGACCGGCCGAACGGCACCACGCGAAGCGATGTCACGTCCTCAAAACCACCCCATGTGGAGCGCGGGCACGCAAACCCGAATCACACCGGCACCGGACCGCGAGCGTTAGGGGGGCTGAAGGGAAGTCCCGCCAGCTTTTTGGCGGGACCGGAGCGAAGCGGAGCCGGAAGACACCCGACGGCGAAGCCGGAACGCCCAATGTCACCAAAATACATAGTGCCAATACCACCACCAATACCAAATGCACCAGTACCACTAATACTACTACTAATACCACGGCACGGGCGCGGGGGCGCTAGTGGCGAAACGAAACAACACAAACCACCACCACACGGGTGTTGTTGCTGTTGCTTTTGTTTTTTTCTGTTTCGGGGCGAAACAACCAAAGTGGTAGCGGCGCGCCCTTTGCTTTTTTGCAAAGGGCGTGACGCCTGCATTGCACGTCGAGCAGCGCCATCAAATAACAAATGCTTTTATCCTTTCAGGATGGAGCCGAAGGCGACACCTGGAGCAAGCATGGAGTTTGCACGGAATGACCAAGCGGCGCGACCCTTGCAGGCTTTTTTGCAAGGGGCGTGACGCCATCCCTCACGTCCAGTCTGCACCCCCCCAGGCGCGACACAACCAAAGTACACTCAAGGCTCCCCATGTCCAGGCTGTCACCATCAAACTGATTTTTATCCGCCCGCAGATATTGGGCATGCAAACACATGATCAAGCGGCGCGGCCCTTGCAGTCTTTTTTGCAAGGGTCGTGACGCCTGCTCCTCACGTCCAGCCTGCATCCTCCCCGGCGCGCCCCAACCAAAGTACATTCAAAACTCATCATGTCCAGGCTGTCACCATCAAACTGTTTTTATCCGCCCGCAGATATTGGGCATGCGAACACATGACCCAGCGGCGCGGCCCTTGCGGTCTTTTTTGCAAGGGGCGTGACGCCTGCTTCCTTCCCGGCAAGCGCTATTCTTTTCTGTCACATTATACACTTTGAGATTCATTACTGCATTTCCGGCCCTCGTCATCATCATCACCTTGCGCCATTTACTTTCATTCCCATTTTCTCATCATTTTCATGAATTTTTTTTCTGCTTTTTTCGTCATTTCGCTCTCTTTTCACATCAAAAATGGGTCCTTTCCACTCATTCGAATTCATACAGGTGCTCCACTTGCACCACTCCCCCAGATACCCCTTTTTCTCCATTCTAAACACGCTTTTTCACACCCTCCTCCCACTTGTGAGAAGCGTTCCCGTGCCGCCCATAGTGACTTGTGCATGGCTTTCTGCACGCCCCTCTTGCGGAAACCTTTCCCCATTTTTCCCCTGCATTTTATGCGAATACTGCGAATATTGCGAATATTGCGAATGGTGTACGGGTCCCTGACTTGCGTGCCTCCAAGAAACCTGCATTAATATTGCCATGACACAAACACTAACAGAATTGAGCGCTTTACTGGCGGCAGTAGATGAAGCCATCACGAAGCTGATGTCGGGCGAACGAGTAACCCGTATATCGCATGGCGAGCGTTCGGCTGAATACGGCCAAGCCAAGCTTGGAGAATTACAGGATTACAAGTCCAGCCTGATCGCTAAGATAAACGCCCTGAACAACAGGTCGCGGTATTTCCGAATCTCAACAAGCAAGGGGGTCTAATGACCTTTCTGAAGATACTGGACAGTCATGGACGAAAAATCCGGGCCTATAGTGATTACGAGGGTTCCGGAACCGGCCGGAGAATGTACAGGTGGGGATTATCGACTGCCGGACCGAACACCACTCTTTTTTCCTCGCTGGGCAGCTTACGTTCCCGGTCCCGCGAACTGTCGCGTAATGATCCTCAGATATCCGGAGCCCTTGATTGCCTGGTGTCCAACATCGTCGGGATGGGGATCTCCCCCCGGTGGCAGCTTTCCAATTCCAAACTCAAAAAAGCGTTGCAGCAACTCTGGTCGGACTGGACCCAGGAAGCGGACGCTGACGGGCTATTTGATTTTTACGGACTTCAGGCGCTCATTGCCCGGTCAATCATTGAATCCGGAGAAGTGTTCATCCGGTTCTGCCCGAAACGCCCGGGCAGCGGGCTTGAGGTGCCGCTGCAACTTCAGGTCCTTGAATCGGACCACCTCGATGAAACCTATAACACGATTGCTCCCAACGGCAACGAAATTCGTATGGGGATCGAGTTTGACAAGACAGGTCAACGCAAGGCGTACTGGATGTACCGGGAACACCCTGGAGAGTCGTTTATGACAATCCAGAATCAATTTGACCGAGTCCGGATACCAGCCTCTGAAATACTTCATGCATTCCAGCCGCTTCGCCCCGGGCAGCAGCGGGGCCGGCCCTGGCTAACCTCGCTGATCCTGACCATGCACGATCTGAATCAGTTTAATGATGCCGAATTGACGCGCAAAAAAACGGCGGCCATGTTTGGGGGGTTTGTCACTCAGCCTCCTGAAGAGAACTTTATGCCGCCGCAGTTTGGGGAAAAGAAGGAAAAGGACGAAACCGACACACCCGTTTACAATATGCAGCCTGGCACGTTTACCACGCTTGCGCCTGGGCACTCCGTCACGTTTTCGGAACCGGCGGATGTCGGCGGGAATTACGATTGTTTTGTCAAGCATCAGGAACGCAGGGTCTCCAGAGGATTGGGAGGATTGACCTATGAGAAGTTCACCGGGGACCTGTCCGGAGTCAATTATTCCTCTATCCGGGCAGGGAACCTCGAATTTCAACGCCAATGCAAGCAGTTTATTTTCAACGTCATGGCATATCAGATATGCAGGCCGGTTGCCAGGTATTGGCTTTCTCAGGTTGCGTTATCGAATGCCATATTTTTGCCCGGATATGCAAAGGACCCGAAGTCGTACATGCGGATCAAATGGACGATTGACGGCTGGCCGTGGGTTGATCCCCTTAAGGACTTGAAGGCGTCCAACGGTCTTGTCCGCTCCGGGTTTTCTTCCCGGACCCAGGAGGTGGCTGAGCGGGGATTGGACGTTGAAGCACTTGAGGATGAAATCATGGCGGACAATGAGCGGGCGGATGCGGCCGGCCTTGTATTTGATTCGGACGCAAGAAAATCGATGGGAACAACAGGAGGAAATGGCAGTGGAAATACCGACCAGACTTTTTAATGCAGCGTTGATGGTTGCACCACAATCTGTTGATGAAATACTTTCCGCAAAAACGGCGGGTATTGCCCCCGTAGATTCGGACACGCCCCGCGAAAGCATTGTGAGATTACAGGTACTGGCCGACAACTCGGAAAATGAGTTTGTTTATGCGGCTGAAGGGTACGCAATCATTGATGGCATTGCCCTGATCGAGATTTCTGGCGGACTGACTTATCGAGCATACAGTTGGTGGACTACCTCATATCTGGATATCCGCGACAGTTTCCGGGCGGCAATGGCCGATGAGCGTGTAAACAGCGTGTTGTTTCTTATCGATTCCCCAGGTGGTGAAGTGGCGGGCCTCTTTGATTTGGTAGATGAAATCTACCATGCAAGAGGAACCAAGCCCATCATTGCCATTGCTGATGAAGCTGCTTTTTCGGCTGCTTATGCGATTGCCTCGGCGGCAGATGAAGTCTACCTCTCCAGAACTGCACAAGTTGGGTCCATCGGTGTCATAGCGATTCACACGGACCAAAGCGGATTCGATAAGAACCTGGGAGTACGGTACACGCCCATTTTCGCCGGTGATCGCAAAAACGATTTCAACCCACACGAGCCGTTGAAAGCGGATGGCAAGGAAGTGTTACAAGCCCACGTCGACATGCTCTACGACATGCTCACTGCGGTCATAGCTCGAAACAGACATATGACACAGGCGGCGGTGATTGCCACACAAGCAGGCTTCTATCTGGGTGCAGCCGCTGTAACGGCCGGCTTGGCGGATGGTACTATGTCGGTAAGGGATATCGTGACAAAAATGAGTTTAAGCAAAGGAGATATGGCTATGAATTTGAATGAAGTGAAGGATTTCATTTACCAGGCATTGGCGGAAAGCATGTCTGAAGTGAAAAAGATGCTCGAAGGGATCGAGGCGCGCTTGATTGAGCCGGCACTGGTGATCGATCCGCCCGACACCGCTGACACCGGCAGTGCAATATCGACTGCCGGAGACATCGTGGAAATTTGCGACTTGGCGGGAATGCCCGAACTGGCCGGCGCCATGATCCGTGACGGGCTGACGCTCGATGAGGCAAAGAGCGCTATTCTGGACGCCAAAGCCAAGGCTGCAGAAAAAGCACCGATTATATCCACAGTTGGGCCACTTTCCACTGGTGAAGTCAACCCGCTGCTGGCAGATGCGAAAAAGCGGGCTGAAAAAGCAGATAACAGATGACGGAGGGCAGAGGACAGATGACTGATGACAGATAAAACATTGAGATGCAGGCAACACTTTGAAATATAAGGAGAACGAACATGCCGACTGTATTAACTGAAGGGAAGTACCTGAATGATTTGCTTAAATGGGAAATGGAAAACTATCACTCCCGCGAGCAGGTCACTGTATTGGGCGGACAGGACCTTGTGATGGGGTCTGTGATCGGAAAGATTAAAATTGGAACCGTACCCACGACCGGAACTGCCGGGACAAATACCGGAAACGGCACCTGCGTTTCTGTCTCCGGTGGAGCCAAAGCCAAAGTTGGCGTTTATACCCTGCGTTGCGTCGGGGTGGCTGCCAATGGTGGTATTTTTTCGGTCCGAGATCCGGATGGTGAAGCATTGCCGGATGCCGTGATGGGCGCTTATACCAATTCAGCGATCAATTTCACCCTCACCGATGGCGCCACGGACTTTGCCCTTGGTGATTCTTTCACCATTACGGTTCCGGCTGGTTCCGGGAAAGTTCGGGAGTTAAACCTTACCGGCATTGATGGGTCTGAGGATGCTTACGGCATAATGACTGCCGGGGCGGATACGACGGTGGCCCAGAAACAGGTAGCCTTCACCTCTGGCGGCGCCGCTGAATTACAGCCTGGAATGGTCGTGACCGGCGCAACCGGCGGCGCAACAGCGCAGGTGGTGTCATTAACGCTTACCTCCGGGACATGGGCAGCCGGAACCGCTGCCGGCGTTCTGATCCTGGATAATCAGGTCGGGACATTTCAGTCGGAAAATCTGAATGCGACAGCCCAGGCCAATATCTGCACAATTGGAGCCAACCCATCGGCTTATAACCCTGACAGGCAGGCTGTTGCAATTGTCCGTGATGCGCAAATCGTTGCTGATTACCTGACATGGCCGACAGGCGCATCAGATGCCCAAAAGGCTTCCGCGCTGGTTCAACTGGCGAACGCGGGGATTGTGACCAGAACGGATGTATAAAAAAGGGGGCAGGTATCAGGGTGCAGGGGGCAGGAACAAACCCTGTACCCTGTCACCTGCACCCTGCACCCTTAAAAAAAGGAATACGAAAAATGTTGCTGAACCCTTTTGAAACAGATGCATTCAACATGGTCTCGCTGACGCAGGCAATCAATATCCTTCCGAACAATTACGGCAGGATTAGAGAGCTGGACCTTTTCCCCGACAAGGGGATCACGACCCGTGTGGCGCTGGTAGAGGAGCTAAACGGGGTACTTAACCTGTTATCAACGATGCCGGTTGGCGCGCCCGAACAGCAGAACCGTATGGGCAAACGGAAAGTCCGGGCGTTCAGCGTCCCTCATATCCCCCTGGGCGATACGATTCTTGCTACCGAGTTTGAAGCTGTCCGTGAGTTCGGCACAGAGAACCAGGCGCAGACATTGGCCAATGTCATCAACAGCCATATGCAAACGGCCAAAAACAAGTACGCAATTACCCTGGAGCACTTGAGGATGGGGGCGCTGAAAGGGATCATTCTGGATGCCGATGGGTCCCTTCTGTACAACCTTTATACGGAATTCGGGATTGATCAGAATTACGTTGATTTTGATTTATCAACGCCTACAACCGATGTCCGGGCCAAATGCATGGCAGTTCTTCGCCTTATTGAAGACAATCTTCGCGGTGAGGTCATGTCCAGCCCGCGAGCGCTTGTTTCCGCCGACTTTTTTGATGCTCTGACCGGTCATGCGAACGTCAAGGCCACTTTCGACAACACCGCCCTTGCCGTACAGATCATTGGCGGAGATATCAGAAAGGGGTTCTCATACGGCGGGATTATTTTTGAAGAATACCGCGGCACGGCATCGGATGCCGCTGGTGTAACCCGAAAATTCATCAATGACGGTGAAGGACATTGTTTCCCCCAGGGAACAATGGACACTTTCAAAACCATTTATGCACCAGCCGATTTCCTGGAAACCGTGAACACCATCGGGATACCGCTTTACGCAAAACAGGCAATTACAGAGTATAACCGGGGCCTCAAATTGCACATGCAATCCAACCCGCTGCCAATGTGTTTTCGGCCGGGAGTGTTGGTTAAGCTGGTGGCGTAATGACTGACTTCGACACATTACAAAACAGACTTTGGAAGGATGTATTGGCCAAACTCGGAGGAGTCGATGCCACATTTACCCCTTTGACCGGCGAGCCGTCAAACTTCAAGGTGCTGTTTAACGAATCGATGCTGCTGCAACCCTCCGGGCAAACAGAAACCTGGCTGCAAACAAAAACCATCGAATATTCTCTTGAAGACCTGCCGCGCGAGGCCAGAGTCGGTGAATCCTTTATTATCACTGGTATCCGGCATGTCGTACAGTCCATTATGAATAACGACGGTTATGTCGTCAAGGCGGTGGTCGGTGAGTGATAGCTTTACCATAAGGATTGACTGTGCAGCTCTTGACGGTGTGCTGGTGGCACTGCAACTGCTCAAATCGTATTTGCCGACAAATGCCTGCGCTTCACTCACGAAAGGTGTTGCGAAAACCAAAGAAACCTTTGCCGATGAAACCGTAAAAACGCTGAATGTTGATTTTGAGCAAGTCGACAGCGAGATTGAAACAACGGTACCCGATACTGAAACCCTGGACGGATATCGAGCGGAGATCACTTCAAAAGGGATACCGATTGAGCTTTATGATTTTGCTCCCGACGCGGCCGGCTGGAAACGAAAAAGGCCGGTACACGTGCAAATATTTCGGGGCGGCGCCACGCATGAATTCCGGCATGTCACAGTCGGGCATAACCAAGTCTATGGATGGACGAAATATGTTCGCGGGGTAAGGGCAAAACGGAAAATATTATCATCTGTTCGTATTCAGGATATCCAGGCGCAACCTTATTTTATCGACCCGATAACAGAAGACGGCGCGGACATTGTTATTGAAGACTACGCAACGGTAATAGAAGGAATACTGGCAAGTGTCTGACACAATACGTGAACTGATTATTCAAGCATGCTTTGCGCGCGCGGCGTCCATCTCAATGGTAAACGGATATAACACGGATATGGGGCTGAATACCTTTCGCGCGATATCAAAAATAGATCCATCCAGGCTGCCGGCATGTATCGTCTACCCGTTTACCGAAACAGCAGAGCGGGTCGGCGGTGGTGAATACCTCTGCACGATGCCGCTACGGGTGGAAGCTGTTGCATTAACCGGGGTCACGAATCCTTCGGTTCTTGCGGAGCAGATGCTTGGGGACCTGCGGGAAGCTTTCATGCTGGAGCCAATTTCATCCCTGATTGAAGACATAGCCTACGTTTCCGGCGGCACGAATGATTATTCCAAAAATGATTCAGTTTTGGTTACAGCAAATTTCACGATCAAATATTTCACAACCATTACATCACCCTACGCATAATAAAGAGGAATACCGATGACAACCGCCGAAAACTCTTTGTTATATTTTGAAAACGGGCAATCTCTTGTTTACATGGCTGCCCTGGTTGATGCAGGTGACCATAAAACCTACAATTCAGCGGCAGAAATCTGGTCTGATGAATCCGGTTTTGCGCCCATTGTCAAGCCGGACGGCGTTCTGACCGGGCTTGTTGTAACACCGGCGATATCCGGCTCAAATGACAAGGTTGATTTATCGGCCGGCACCCTGAACCTTGCAGGCATTGTAACCACCCTGGCGGCAAGCGTGGATATTACATGCTTGCGCGGTGCTGA